AAAGCTTGGTTTTCTAATAAAAGGGACATGTTATTTTTGTCCATTTCAACTAAACCTTCTAGTAATCCGGTCTTAGACCATTTTCCAGCAAGTTTAGCAGCGTCGCTTTGCAAACTCTTCCAAGAGCTAGCTGAGCTTTCTAATAATTGTTGTACGTTTGACATTTTTGTTTTTTGTTTTTAAGTTTTTAGTTATTTTTTAATTCCGGCCAATGTTTGCCATCTAGCAAATTGGTCATTTACTTCAAGAATTGGCTTTTTAGCAGCAACACCAGTAGATTTAGAAGCAGATCCTCTTAACATTGATTCGTTAACAGTTTTCTTAGTTTCTTTCATACCTTCAGATAAGGTTTCAAATACTAATTTAGCTTCTTTAACACTAGCGGCTTTATCAAAAGCGGCCAATACTTTTACTTTTTGACTTTCAGTCAAGTTTTTAGCTTTAAAGATTTTGTTTGTGTAAAGTAATTTAGCATTGAATAAATTAACTTCTTGTAATTCAGTTTTGATAGTAGATAATGCGTTGTAAGCTTCATCAAGTTCTTCTTTCATTTCTTTAAGCTTCTTCTTGTAATCTTCAACTCCTTCTTCTTCAGCAGTGTCTTTTTTATCACCACGCTTTTTAGCAGGAACATCACCTTTGTTACCACCGTACTTTTTACGTTCGTTGATTTCAATTTCTTCTTCACTTTCTTCTTCTTCATCTTCTTCGCCTTCCATGCCTTCCATACCTTCACCGCCTTCTAATTCGCCTGCGGCTACCATGTCAGCAATTACTGATTCAATGAAAGATTTAAGATCAGATTCATCCATGTTTTCGATGTCGATTTCTTCATCTTCAACTTCTTCTTCCTCTTCTTCTACCATGTCTTGATATTTAGGTAAATTACCAGCACCTCCAGGATTGTTAATAAGATCTTCTTCTTCATTCATTGCTTCTTTTTCACCAGCTTTCTTTCCCTTTTCGTACTCGTAAGCTGCTTTACCTTCTTCCATAGATGAATCTTCTTCATCCATAGCGTCAAGTTCTCTTAAAAGTTCATCAAGGTCCATTTCGTCCATTTCTTTAGCTTCATCCATGTCAGCGGCTTCATCCATTTCGGCTGCCTCATCCATTTCTTTAGCTTCATCCATTTCGTAATTTTCCTTCATGTCTTTTTCTTTCATTTCGGTCATTTCTTCTTTAGCTTCATCCATTTCATCCATTTCAGCTAACTTTGCAGCTAACTTTTCTTTCAAATAGGGAGTAAAAGCCTCTTCAAGAGCAGCCTTTGCATTGACGATGGCAGTTTCCTTAACTGCTTTAGCATCGGCAATGGCTTCTTTCAATAAGTCTCTGTTTACCATTTTGTTTTTTGTCCTCAAATAATTTTTGTTGGAAATACGCTTATTATTGACTAATGTCGAAGCGTAATAGAATATTTTCTTGATAATGCGATATAAGAAAACCGCATATTACGAATATACGTATATGGGGATTTTTTAAAAACGCATAAATAAGAAACCCTCCTTTTTAGGGGAGGGTCGATCAAAGGATTCTATCCTAAGAGGGGTTAAAATATAGGGCATGTACCATTAGCACATAATATTTCTGTTAATATAGAATTAACTTTAACATATGAATTAGTAGGAATTTCTTTACCTTCTTTTACTAATTGCATATATGATCCTGGATTGGAAGGTGTTGATACAAAATCCCAGCATAATAATTCAAAATCATCTTGTACTTCTAATGTACCTTCGTTCATTTCTTTTAATGAACCCATTCCACGAGATGATACACCTACTTGAACATTGTTTTCAATAAGTGCTTTTAATATATTTCCTGATGTTGTTGGTAAAATTTCTAATTTGCCTATTACTTTATCTCCATCCCACCAAATTTCTCTAATAATATGAGATACATTTTTAAGAGAAATAATTGTTGAATCAGGGTGATCTAATTCACCCGTTGCTCTATTTTCTTTAACGGTTTGATTGTATTTATCAATTTCACGTTCCCATAATTCTTTTGGATAATATCTACCATTACCATTTTTTACTTCGGCTGTAGCTAAAATACCCTCAACTAAAGGATTTCCAGAAGGTGCTTTTAAACCTTCGGTAAGTTGTATTGGAGCAACTTTAAACGGTATAGTTTCAATTAATACTTGTTTCATATTATGCAGCAGCTTCAGCTTTTTTAGCAGCGGCTTCAGAAGCAGCAGCGGCTGCTTTTGCATTAGCATAAGCTACCCCAGCGGCTTCAGCTTTTTTATTATCAGCAGCAGCTTTATCATCTAATGGACCTTCAGTAATTTCATATTCATCAATAACTTCTTCTTTAGCTTTACCTGTCATTTTTTCATAGATTTTTTGAGTTTTAGCTTTATGTTTTTCAAGTTCTTTGATTTCCTTATTAAGGATTTTAACCATAGATTGATCAATCATTTCAGCTAATTCTTCAGATTCGGCTAATGCTAATTTAGATTTACGTTTTTCAATTGCTTCATCAATAGCGGATAATTTTGCCTCTAAAGCAACAGCTTGAGATGTTTTTTCTAATTCTTTAATTTGAGAATTAATATCAGGACGTTTTGCTTCATTTAAGCCTTCTTTAACCGTTTTAGGCATATCACCATATCCTGATGATTTATATTTTCCTTTAGGTGCTACAGGATCTCCACCTCCAACTACATCTTTTTTATATCCAATTCCTTTAATACCAAAGGAAGCATCAGTAGCATAGTAATTAACATTTTTAACCATGTTTTTTAACACGATTTGTTTTAATTCGTATACACTTTTATCCTTATTTTTTTCATCCTGCATTTCTGTATAGAAACCCATTAAAAATGATTGACCATAAACATTGTCAATATTATCAGGATTATTATTATCAAATTGATTAGCTAAATCTTTAGCTACTTCAGGAGCTGGTTTTTCAAATTCATTTTGATCACCATATTCTTTAGTATTTTTAACACCTACTGCTTCTTTTAAATTAGCATCAAAAATAGCCCACCAATCTTTACGACCAGTAGTTATTACACCACCTGCAGACTCACTTAAAAGACTTTTACTTGTTAAAATATGAACAGCTGAATTAAAATCATTGCCTGATGTAATGTATTCAGGAAATAAGTTTCTAGCTACTTTTAAGAAGTGGTCTTTATTACCTTTACCTTCTTTTATTAATTGATATTCTTGTTGTAAGGTTTTCATTTATTATAAATATTATGTGTATAAAAATACTGGAGCACTACCTGCCGCTAAGCTACAAGAAGTTATAAATAAAGGAACAGAAGCACCAGCAGGAAGAGTAAATGAAACTCCAGTTGTCTCTACAATTGCTTGATTAGCTAATAATCCATTTCCATACTTAATTGCTGATATTGTTGATCCTGTAGGAGCAGATGCTGATCCTGTTCCTAAGCTTTGTATTCCAGCAAAAGAACCTGTAATTGATTGTCCTGCTGTTAAAATTACTCCACCAAAATTTACGGGTATATTTGCCATGTTGTTTTATTTTTTAAATAGTTCTATTAAATCGTTTAAGTAATCGTTTGCTAAATCAGTACCATAAACAATGCTAAATGATTCTGGATTTTGTCTGTAATAATCCATAGTCTCGTGTTTTGCTTGTTGTAATAATGGTAATAATTGGTTTAATTTTGTTTCTACTTCATCAAACCCCATTAAACGAGAGGCAATGAATTTTTTATTATCGGGATTTACTACATTTAAATCCTGTAAATACTGTTCAACATTAGTATCTGCTTCATTTACTTGTTTTGCTGGAAGTCCTTGAGCTGCTCTTTGGGCACCTGCTTTTCCAACTAACTTATATTTAAAATCAGTTACATATTTATTTTTTGTTACACCTTCAGGACCAGCTTTAGGACCAAAACCTAATATAGCTCCCGGACCTTCAGTTACTTTTTTAAATCCAGCTTGTGTATAAGCACCATACGTAGATTTACGAGGTGATGGACCTGTATGGTTTTCACCTTCTCCTCCTGAAACAAACCCTGAATTAGAAGATATAGATGATATTTCATCTAATTTATCTTTAATAGCAGCATACTGGTCAGGATAATATTTGCGTAAATGAGTTCTATAGGAATTAAATAATGTTTTTAAATTATCATATAATTTAACAACTATAGCATCATCTTTTCCTCCTGGGGATTTTACTAAGTCGGATAAAGCATTTGTTGCTGTGTATAATTTTTCTAATGAATCCGCAAAGCTAGCTAATTTAATAATTTTATGCCCTATAGAACCGGTTTCGGTATTAATAGATGACGTTTTAAAATAAGTTTTTAAGTTAGCGGAAAAGAAGTCATTTTCCATATCCACAGGACCATAAGTTTTCTCAATACGTTGAATTAACGCAGGATCTACTTCTGTAGGTTTAAGGGTTTCTTTTACCTCCGCTATTTTATACTTATAATTAGCCATTTATTTTAGTAAGTTCCTCTAATAATTCGTAATATTGTAATAAATTAACTAAATCATCGTTACCTACACTAGCTGTTTTACCTAAAGGAGCTAACATATTGTTAACTTCATTCAATTTGATTTGAATAGCTTTATCAGTTACTTTTTTAACTTGTTTAGTTAAAGTAGCTTTAATTTCTGTAATTTTAGTATTATAAAATTCTCTTAATTTAGGAGTTGAATCAACTGAATTAATAAATTCTTTTAACACTGATTTTTGGTTATCATTTAATGAAGCATATTTTCCATTAAATTTTTCTAGTAATACCTTGTATGTTAAAATACGTAAGTCTTTATCGTATGCTTGAAACTCGGTTAATAAATCATCTTCAACTTTTTTCTTATCAACTTGTTTTGTTGTTAAGTTTTCTAAAATAGCAATTTTATTAGAAATAATTTGGTCAGGAGTAGATAATAATTCACTATTATATATTTCTACTAACGTATATAATGCAGCATAAGATTTATAGTTAGGTAATTTAGTAGCAAAAAATTCCTCTAAACTATAATGCTTAGAAATTTCTTGAATTAAATTATATTTTTGTCTTTTTAATGCTCCTCTATTTAAGTTTTTAGAAGATTCAATAACGGAATTAATTACAACCTCTGCTTTACCTTCTGTTAGATTTTTGTGTTTTGTTATAGTTTCGTATAATTTATACTCTCTACCTAATTCAGTTTTTACAAAATATTTTTTTAATATATTAGTTGCTTTCGAATCTTTTCCCGACAGAGTGTCTGCGGTAATTTGTCTCACCAAAAGTTCGAAAAGGATTCCCGTATTTTTATACTTAGAATGTTTAATGTTCATTCCCCAAAGGTTTTGTTATAAATATATAAAGATTCTTATTCCTTTAACTTACTTTCATCTAATAATGAATCTCCTAATGTTGAAATTTCGGCAGTTATTTTTTTACCTAAACTTTCAATTAAGGTTCTGTTCTTTAGATAAACTTGTTTTGCCTCTAACGATAATGGAGAACCGCCTTTAGGTTTAGGATTAATACTATCCGATTCGTTATCGTCATTTTTCATTCCTTTAGCACCTAATCTATCTTTACCAAAATTATCGTCTTGTGTATTACGATCTGTTGGATTTTCTTCAGGACGTCCTAATTCTAAATCACTACCATATCCTACAGGTACATTTTCTGGTTGGTCGTACATTCTTCCTTTACCATATAATGAAGCTAAATCATGAGGTGTTCCATAAGACTTACCTGTCATTTTAGGATCGTTTCCTTCTTCGGCAATTTGGTTATAACGGAAAGCACGTTTTTGGTCTTCAGCTAACAAGTCTCTATATTCATCATACTCATCTTGGCTAAAGTGGAATACATTATCATAAATCCAATCAGTAGGTAGTAATTTAGCTTCCATAATCTTTTGAGCTAAATCTACCTTTTGAGTTAATAATGCAATTTTTTCCTGATCATAGATAATTGAAGGTGTAGTTAAATCTAACTCAAAGTTAGTTAATTCCTCACCTGTATAACCTTGAGAGTATAAATGCACCAAAGCAATTTTATATAATTCAGATAATGTAATACGCTGGATACGATCAATTGTACGAGCAAATCTAATGTCTTCTGCTGCTAATGTTGCTTTACCACTTAAATCCTTATCGTAACCCATAAATGCTTTAGGTACTTTAAGAGCGGCAAATAATTTATCACGTAAGTATGTAACGTCCTGAATACCATCGTATTGTAAACCAGGAGTAGTTTCAATTTTAGTAGTAGTGTCATTACCTCTCATTGGAATGTAAAAATCTTCCAATAAGTTTTGCATATTATACTTTAAGTTATACTCACCTGTTTGGTTATCCATTAATGGAGTACGCTTCATTGTAGAAATTGTTTTCTGCATGAAATTTTCTACTTCATTTGGGGGAATAGAACCAACGTTAATATAGAATATACGACGATCAGGACTACGAGAAATTCTATGAATTAACATAGCATCTTCCATCAACACGTATTGTTTAAATATACGACGAGCTGGTTCCAAATATGAACGACCATAAGGTAAATAGTTAACGTCAGTTAACAATCTAAAGTGAGCCATTTCATAATTATCAAAGAATATACCTGGTTGGTTTCCGTCGTATTGTCCAATAGTAGGAGTA